TCTTGGAAGGGTCGTAGTCCTTCGTCAGCTTCTTTTGACGAATCTTCGGGCGCTGTTCCTCAATCTCGCCTTCCTTCGGTGTCCATGCCGTATCGGGAACATCCTCATAAATATCCTCACCGAACTCGGTACGTTCAAACTTCTTGGCCCAAAGGAGAGACGCCGACCCAAGCACCACACCAGCCGTCGCAGAAACGGCCCCCAACAGGTAGTCATCCCCCTTCTTCCCAACCCTGATCTTGTCCGGCGAAGCCTCATCGAATGTGACCAAGGTGCCGACCGGGATGCTCAATCCATCCGCACTCTCGAACATCTCCGCATAATCGGGTGCCCATCCATCGTACAAAGCGCCGGTGCAATAAATATCCCCGTCCACCGTATCCAGCGCCCACGCTTCACCGTTGTTGTAAACGCCCTGCACTGAGTAACTTGGTAAGTCATCATAAATGCCAGAAATGGGCCGCGGGATATTATTCGGCACCGAATTATAAGTGGACAACATAGTGAGGCCAATCGTCACTTCATCACCTACAGTCGCCGTGTCGGACGCGGCAATCAAAACTTGATTTGTATTTCCAGCAGTCGCGTCCACCACGCAGGTATCATCCGAAGCAACGATGGCACAGCTATATGTATCATAGGTACTACGGGCCGTAACACGGCATCCGTCGCGGGAAGCGACGATGGCACAGTTATGAACACCGCCAGTGTAGTTTCCGTACCCCATGTCCACATCATAAGACGCCAAGATTGCAGAGTTAAAAATATCCCCATCATGCGATCCGCGACCCACCAAACCATACGAAGACGCAACAACAGCAGACGTAAGCCCATGATCTATTGTGGAATTGGATGTGGCAAAAAGCCCACACTGTCCCACGTTCTGCGAAGCGCCAGTGCTGGTATTATCAATCTCACTATCCTTAGATGCAATTACCGCGGATTCGTTAATGGTATAAGCATCCGCCAAAATTCCGCTGCCGTCAGAAGCGATCACCGCGGCTTCGTTGATATTGGATTCACTGGCCGTAATGTACCCATCCACGCAGGCGAACATAGCCGTATTATATAAACGAGCGGAATCATCATCCCCCGTCAAGTTGCTGGTGGTAGAACCGCCCACGATGGCCCGACGAACGGTGGTGCCGGTGGCCGCGGATGGAAAGCTCACATCGCAATCGTAAACCCCGACAAAAGCCACCTGCTCCATCGCGCCCCACATAATCACGTCAGAAGAAGCAAGAATGGCAACATCCTCTTCTCCCGTAATAGGCCCGACCATAGCAGAAGACTCGGAAGCAATGATGCTCCCTTGGGGAACACTAACAATCTGCGAACCGGACGACCCGATTATGACCTGTCGGTTGACATTGCTCACTGTGCCCGAATCACCGGACACCCATGAAGACACACCAAGCGTAACCAGAGCAGACCCATCAAAACCCAAGTTGTTTCCGTTGTTTACAGCAACGTCATCGGCGTTGACCGTGATACCGTCACCGGCTCCCACTGCCACAACACCCGCCGCCCACGTCAAACCGCCACCCGCGATGGTGGAGTTTACGGCCAAACCGGAAGCTCCGACCGTCAAAGCGGCAGCGGCGTTGTACCGCACCGATACTCCCGCCACTCCCACGGTGATACTCGCGTTTGTCGGATTCGCCAGCACCGCCAAGGGGAAACCGCTACCACCAGTGAGACCGTTCCCCGCCGCAGCCGCCGCGATGCGCAAAGGCCCGGAATAGGTGTCAATGGACGGCCCCACTTCCAAACCAGTCCCGGCAAGCTCCCCGGAGTCCACGTCAAAGACATTCGCCACAAGCTGAAACAGGCGGGAGTAATCAAGCATCACGACGCCGCCGGAACCGATGCCACCGCTGATCGTGATGGGAGCCAGCACCTTCACGTCCACGGTCATGCCCGTGGCGTCAATACCGTCTCGCCACACATACGTCCCCGCCCCGGCAAACTGCGTCCAGTCATTCGCGTCGGTGTCAATCACCGGATCGGGATACGTGGTCATCACCCACTGCGTATCGTGGTAGTTCGTACCGTCTTCGATGAAAACCAACGAACCGGTGGTATTCGGAGTCGTAGGGCTGAAATCCGCCGGACGTGTCGGAGCGGCATTTGTCGTCACCCAAATGCCGTTCTCCTTGGCATCGGCCTGAGCGGTGAGCAAAATGCGCTGTCCCAAGCCCAATACCACGCCATCCAGCGTATCCCCCGCCTTGAAATCGGTGGCAAGCGTCCCCGGAGTGTCAGAGAGAGCCACGCAAGACGGCTTTATGTCCAGACCAGCGGCCACCATGTCCACGTAGGCTTTGGTCGCGGCATCCTGCGGATTCACCGGATCGGCCACGGATGCGATGCGCGAAGCGGAGAGATTCAGACCCACCGGCACACCGGCGTTGATGGTGAGCAGTCCCGTAAGCGTTCCGCCAGCCAGCGGAAGGACCGCCTCAAGCGCCTGTTGAATGGTCGTCACATCGGCAAGACCGACGTTGGTGATGGTGGCAAAGAGACGAATGGAAGCCGCGCTAACCTGATCGGCACCAATGCCGAGATCAATCATGGGTTCAGTAAGAAACCCCCGCTGATGCTGTCCGTCAACATCATGCTCCACCTGCAAGCGATAATCCAGTTGCGACCGACCGTTGTGAAGATCGCGCTGCATGTACGCCTTGGACGGCTCCGTGGCAAAGGTCGTTTTGATACCGTAACGTGCAATCGCCTGCACGTTCAAGATCATGTCGAAGCAGAAGTACGGATTGAGGAAGAAGTGCGGAGTCGTCGTGCCGCCGATGATGCTGGTACCCCCGGCGTTCACAATGTCCACCACTTCCGGTTCCAACCCGGAGTGTGTGCGCACCGACGAAAACGTGTTACCCGGCCCTTCGTAGGCGGCAAACTTCTGATAGAAATGCGTGGCCGGATCAATGGTGCCGAACAGATTGGAGATTGGATACGTGGAGAGAATTTCGATGTACGAATACCGGCCCGTGATGAGAGAGCGCAATCCAAGGTATTTGCTCTGAATCTCCTGCGCCACCAACACCGTACTGAGGGCAACAGCGCCGGTGGAGAAAGTGATGGTCATGGCCGGGAACACCGTGCCATTGAGCAGTGTCACCAACTGCGCCGCGGTGAGCGGAGACGCACAGCCACCGAAATTTCCCACGGTGGAACTGACCACTGCCCCCGTGACGGGATCGCGCATCCGTACCGCCAAGTCTTGTCCGGTCAAACTGGCGTAAGACGTGATGGGCGAGATGAGAGAAGCCGGATCGCCACGCAACGGATTCCGGCTTGTCACGGACGGGTGCTGCGGATCGTACTCAAAGAGCTTCAACGTCTCCTTGATGTTGTCGGACACAGATTCGCCAACGTAGGCCGTGTCAGTAATTTGCAAGACGTTGGTTTGAGAAAGCGTCACCGGAGTCGGGGCTTCATGGGGAAGCGCCATCGCACGGGAAGGCTTGTTTTCCGCGGCTTCAATGCTGTCATAGAGGTTGTCGTACCCGCGGCGGGCTTCCACCACTTCCCGTGAAGAGCCGAAGTATGGGTCACGCAGGTCGGTGATGTACGCCGTGACAAGAGTGGCGTCGGCTTGCGGACGGGAAAGTTCCGCCAAAGCCACGCAATAATGCGTCTGTCCGTTCCCATCCTGATAGTAGCTCTCCGTCGCCGTGGGATCACTCGCCCACGGGAGGCCGGGGCGCGTGTACGCCGGGTCAGCCAGTGTCCCAAGCACATCGTTTCCCGATCCGTCCTTGTTCTCGCGCACCAACACCTGCTGTCGAATCACCATGCGCCGCGCCGCTTCGTAACCACCGGCGATGGGATGCAGAAGCGTGGAGTCTTCCGCGGAGTCCATTTCCCCCACGTACACATCCAAAAACACCAAGTCACGGCGTCCTTGTCCGGCTCCACCCGCAATGGGCGTGGACGGCATGATGCGGTAGAACTCCCCGGCAGACGCAAAAAGCGTCATGTCCGTGCCGCCAAGATCAACCACCGTGATCTGCGTTTCCGTGTTGGAAAGAATCTGGTACGTGTGTGCACCCCCCACGGGCACGGACGGAACAAGCGTCATGCCCTTGAGGGAGTTGACCACGAATCGAGCGTTGGTATCGGTCAAGACCAAGGGGGCGAGCGCCGTGCTCCGATGGTGAAGCGCCCCAGCGATGTATTCCCCGCCACCCGTAGTCGGCCCCGTCCAGGCAAATTCAATGCCCTCTTTTCCCGCCGTGGTGGTCGTGCAGTTGGAGATGAGGGCGCACAGACCGCCGATGAAGAGCTTGGCATAGGTCTCAGGGAGCGCCGCTTGCGCGTAGAAGCCGTCTTCCCAGCACCCGCGGACCAAGAAATTGTTGGTGGTCGCAGTCGGAGACTGAATGATTTGAAACGCCTTCCCCACCGCCTGCGCGGGAAAGGCCGACTGAATCATGCGCTGCAACCGTCCCACCAGAGCCACGGTGGAATCATTGCAGTCAGCGTCCATGATCTTCTTGCCTTGCTGGAAAAGCGCACCAAGGAACTGTTTGCGCTCGGAAAACAAGTCCTGCGAGTAGTCCCCGTTGAACGGCTGTTGCATGATTCTAGGAGCCATTTTCACTTACTCCTTCTTGGTCAGGCAGTTTAGCCTTAGCCCGGAAGTCAGTCAACGGAAATCTCAAGATTCGTGAAATCCCACGGGGGAATGTCATTCACCAACGGTGCCCCCACCCATGTCCGCCCACCCCAAGAAACGATAGCAATGCCATTCGGTACACCGGTCGAAACAACGGGATGCTCTATCCCATATATTCCATCAATAGTGGCAGAAATTAGCTGGTCATCCAAATCCCACGCAACGAAAAGCGTATGCGGATTGCCGTCCGCCAAAGCACCCACCGGAATTATTTGATAAGAGCCGGGAAAAGAGCCCCCTGGTATGGGACCAACGGTGAAAACAAAACTGCACACACCACCCGAAGTCACCGCAGTAAGCATGGCTAATCCATTAGAGAAACCAAAATTATCCACACGACACGCCAAGGAAATCGGGCAATAAAAAGCCGTATCGCCCACAGGAACCGCCCCCAGCATCGTCGGACCGGGAAAACCTACGGGGAGTACAAAATCCAAAGTAAACTCAAACCTACGATGCCCATAACCAGCGCAAGCAAAATCAAATACTCCTTGCAAAAGAGACGGACTCGATCCCGGACTCCAACCGGAAGGCAAATCCGGCACCCCGCCACGAAGATAATGCACCCCCATGATCTCATGCTTGTCAAAGGGAATCACAGGCGGAAGGGGAATGGGTGGAACCGTGTCCGACCACCACCCGTGCTTCGACGTAACCGACGTAACCGGACCATTGGGCCAACTTCGCAGGTCATCCACCAGGCTCATCGGGGGAAAAGGACGATCCCGAAACTCCATGTGCAGCGTCCCCGGCGCTCCATAGCATTGCAACCACCACTGCAAGGCATAGAACTGTTGCAGCCCCGGAAGCTCAAACCATTCCCCGTGCGTTTGTGGGTCCAACGGATCGCCAAGCCACGTTTGCCGAAACACCCATAGGTGTCCGGTATCTTCGGCCACAATCCCCTCGTAGTCCCAAGGCCAACACGGGAAATACACGCCAACGTCAAAAACGAAAACAACGGCCCGCTCAAAGCGCGCCCACCCCGGATCGGCACCCACCGGCACTAAAAATAGCTGTCCCACCTGATCTATAGTCGGCTCGGTAGTTTGCGTTGCCGATACCACGGTCCAAAAAGCTCCCCGCCTTGTGGGGGTCAGCTTCGGCCTAAACTCGGACGGACCTAGTTCGGGGTCGGCCATCGACGTGACCAAGAAAGGGTTTATGTCGGCAAAAAGCTCCACGCCTTTGAAGTGATGTACGTTTTCCGGGTCGGTGTGCGTCATGTAGAAACCGCAGTCAAGCTCTGTTCCGGTTTCTTCCGGGGAAGGCGTCACCACGGCAAACATGGCCTCGTTCATGTAGGCTACGTTGCTCGCAAAGGGTTTCAAATTGAAATCATACCCCGGACCAAGCCAGTTTCGGAAAGCTCTCCCGATCTCATCCCACCGGCCAAGAATGGGATAAAAGTGACTCAGATTCAAGACGAGAAATCGCTGCAAAGATACCGGCAGGGCGTCGTAGTGTTCATATCCCACCAAGGCACCAATGTTGGGCACAAGACGCAAATCGGTGGTGTTCACCCGCATCAAGCTATTCCGCTGCCAGTCAATCAACCCCTTGGCTGTCCCAATAGGCAAGGTGAAAAGTTTGAGAAACCGCTTTGCCGCAGGCTGCATCATCCCCGGATCGGTCTCGAAGTTGAACCTCTCATCAAACTCCAACTCCTCCAAGGTCTGAGTTGACAGGGCTTTGGTCACGGACTTGGAATCCTGCGCCCGGTCAAACAAATCCAAGAAGGAGTAGAGGTCAAGACGCTCCTTATCCACAAAGGGGCACCAAAGACCTGGCGATCCAGTAAGGTCTTGCAGGTAAGCACCAAATTCACGAAAACACCATGTCGTCGGAAACGCAAGCGTGTTGAAAATAGAGCGCATGAGGGGACTGGTACAGAGAGGGGACACCACGGACCACCTGCGAGAAGGCATCTCATACACCCAAGCCCCGCCGGTGTACGTGGCAATTTTCGGAGATTCGGGATGGGACGCATCCAGCAAATACCTGTCCCCATCCACCGGAGCCATCGGAAGAGTGCCCACAACATCCAAAACCGGCGTCTGCGGAACAAGCTCCACCGTGGGACGGTTATCAATGGGAAAGATTGCCCCATGACCGAGGCATTCCAGTAGGGGATCGCCACTGCCCAGGTTCACTCGATACAAACCGTAGTAGTACATGACCCCATCTTGGCACCACACATCGGCAAAAGAGGTCACGCCATAGATCATCGGAAACGCAAAGGAATTTCCAAAAGTGCCATCAGCATCTTCCGGCCATGCAAATTCAGTACGAACCACAAGCAGTAGTGGTTCGTTGGTCGGATTGTCCCACTTGCACACCACCTGTGGACCTTCGTACCCACGTTCCACCCGGAAGTTGAACGCCGCCAACACATCGGAAGCTGCCATACCGGGAGCAAACTCAAGACTCACACCCGGCGGGGACCACCCCACCCCCTCTACGCCAACGGGAACACCGGCACCGAGCGTAAACGCACCGGACACCAAGGATGCGCCTTCCAACCCATCCTCATAGGAAAATCCGCGCACCCGAACCAAACCGTTATTATATCCACGGACCACGAAAACGGCCCGGTAAGCCCCCCACGGCTGATACATTGGACCGGCAACCAACGTCGCCATGTCCACCGTAATATCTGGATATCCCCGCAAAGGTTCCGAAGGAATCGCGTCCACGATCAACTCGCCATTGAGAGGAACGTGGGTGGGAGTGACTTTGATGATGAAGGACGGAACACCCATCACGCACCGCCTTCCATTGTATAACTCAGGATACCGCCAACAGCCATCTCACCGGTCAATATCCTCACCGTATCAAGCTGCGGAGACACTCGAAAACGAAAACGATCTCCCGAAGCCGGGGGAGTACCGCCGGAAGGCACCGTGATGGAGAATTGAACTTCCCCATCTGCCGACACATAGGACTTCCCAACAAGCCCCAAGTCGGATTGCAGGATTCGCGGTCCGCCAATATCCTGTCGATACACCACGAACACCGTGGGACTGGTAAACAGGACTTCCCAATAGGCGTGCCGTGTGTGCTCCGTGGTAACGATGCTTGAGAAGACGGGAGTGCCCACCGCCTGAATGGTCTCCACCATCGGACGAAGCTGAAACCGCGTAGTGGTGGCGTAATCCACCCCTTCCAAATCCCCCACGTCGTCTTCCCACTTCGATAAGTTGGCGTCCCCCTGCACACGCCCGGTCAACCCAATCTCGCGGGTGGTCACGTCGAAGTAGCTCTTCAAGAAGGTAGCAAGCTCCCCCTCCACGGCATCCCGCCGCGCTCCGGGGAGCAGGTAGAGCGTGGTGACGATCTCCACCGGCATGTACCGCACCAGCATCGCTCGCACACTATCCGTGCCCATCTTTTTGCCGAGCAGAGCATTGGTCACAACCGTTGCCAATGCCTGCTGCGAAAGCTCCTGCGTTGCCAGAACGGTGTACCCAAACGGATCGGTACCGCCAAGTGTACCCGCTCCCACCGTAGGATGCGGGGCAACATACACGGTCCAATGCCCCGGCTGCGTCACCAATGCAAGCGATTGCACCACACCGGGAATGCTCTCCGCCAACGCTTCCAGATCGCCAGCGGTCACGCCCCTGTCATTCGCCTTGAAGGCCCGTGGGATGCGTCGCCGGGCCACTTCAATATCCTCTTCCTCATCCCCACCTTCCGCCGGATTCGGATTCGTACAAGATACGGAGATGGGTATGCCACCGGACATGATGGTGGAGACCACGGTACGAATGGTGTTCTTGGGGACCGAAGAAAACCGCCCCCCGCCCTGTCGCCACGCCGCCTCAATCACCGCAAGGTTGTCGGGGATCAATCCATACCCGGAATCAGCCGTACCGTTGCCGAAGCAAACATACACCCGTCCACGCTCATCCCGTGTGTACGTCCAGTTGGTCCCATTCGGCTCCGCCAAGCCCAGGCTCGCAATATAAGTCCAAGGCACCCCGTCCACGGTAACGGTAATACCCTCATCAAGTACATCGTCCGTATCCGCCACAAGGAAGCTCTGCCATTCCTGTCCGTTGGACGTGCCGATAGTGCCGGAGAAAGTACGCCCCGCCGCGGCAAGCACGTCTTCCACACGAGTATCGCCCGCCAAGATCGTCACATCCTGCCGGGTCTCAAAATAAACCGCCGGAGTGACCCCCTGCGTCGTCAAGAGAGTGCCGGTGGGTATCGAAGTATCCGTAGGCTGCGCTGGAATGTCGAAAGTCATATTGGCAACCGCCGGAGCCTTGCCCAAAAGCCTCTGTCCCACCAGCGCGGCCAGCGCAATCATGTTTCTGCGACCAAGAACATCGGTGATGAGATTTTCCTTCACCCCGCGGTCGGCGTAAAAGTGCAAAACATCGTGCATCCCCGCAAAAAGCTGTAAAATCACAATGCCGGGATCAGATGGAGAGTGGTCCGTCCACTCTTCGATAAAGGCGCTGATTCGCTCCACCGCGTCGTTGCGGATGGCTTGGTAGTCCCGGCTCGTATAATCAAGGGAAGGAAGTCTCCACGATTTCGTCATCGCTGCACCACCCCAATCTGCACTTCTCCGAGCAGGCTGGTGCCTTTCACGGAGTACGCCACATGCACAAGGAAGGCGTATTCTTCATCATCGGACGCTTCGCCCCACGCCTGTTGCACCACCACGCGGGCATCGCTAGACCAAATCGCCAAGCTCGCGTAGGACGCCGCCAGCGCCCACACCCAATCCTCATTCGTCTCAAACACAAAATCCGGCACCAGAGACCCGTAGCCGCCGTCCATAAAGCGCGTCTTCTGCGGCGTGAGGGCAATTCGATTCATCACCTGCGCAATGGTCTGCCTGCGCTCTTCGTTCGTCGCGGAAATCACTTCACGGGTGAAGGTCTGAGGACCGTCCCCAATTCCGGCATCCCCTACCACCTTGACCCGTGTTCTAGCGGTGAGATTCAGCCCACCCCCATCGAAGGACATGGGACTTTTGATTCCCACACCAACAGGATCGTATGGAGTTTGCCGAATCATTCCTCAAAAAGCTCCCTGTAATCCGTGGACAACGTAACACCCAAGAGTGCCACCAACGCTAAATCGTTTTCAATCCCCGTCATTCTATGCTCTAAGTCAGCCGGATTCAACTTCTTTATCTGCTCCCGCACCACATTCGCACGAACCGTGAAGGCATAAGCCAGATCAGGTGCAATCGCTTGCACCAAACGCGCCGCGTGTTCCAAATCGGCCAGCAAACTCCGAGCGTCCTCAATGCCCTTCCGTCTGCGCTCCACCTCCGCCTGTAAATCAAAAAGCCGCTGCCGTTCCTTGGCAACCTCTGACTTGGAATACACGGCTCTCAAGTCGGAGAGTGCCCGCAAAATCGTATCCCTCTCAATGCTGGTGAACATCCCACTCATTGTGGATCACGCCCCGTGTAGTCCGGCGGCACAATCGGCTCATCCTGCCGCTCATTCTCAAGATTTTCCTCATAACTCGATCCGGGGATAGGCTCGCCTTCGCCACTGAAAAGCAACTGCAAGGGAACGATGCCCGGCCCGCCGGTGTAAAGCACCACCGAGCAACAAAGGGCTTTCTCAAACTGCGGAGCGCCTTTGGCAGAGCGAAGACCATTGATAAATCCACTATTTCCTTCCGCGGAATTGATAGCACACGCGCACAACTGAGTACCGGAAAAGACGTTTCGGATCAAATCGGCCAACTCCGCCAAAGTCTCTGCAAGCCTGCGGATTCTATCAACCTTTCTGACCAAAGCGTTTATCATATCCTGAATAAATTTCGCAATATCTCCATTGGGACGGAGCAATTCAAGCATGTTCGCCAACGCCTGCAATAACTGTCCGAGTGGCGGAAAAAGGTCTTGAAAAGTAAATCTCCCCAGCCAGTTCGGGAAGGCCCCCGGATTGCGAAAACTAGCGGGAAGCTGCGGCTTCCAATTTTCCCAATCCACCGAATCCCATTCGTCCACCGCTTTGCCCCAAAGTGCTTTGAAGGCATCCGACACAATAGCCGGTTGAAGAATGCCCCGGAGATCGGAGAGGGCAAAGATGTCAGAAAGTTGCCGTACCATCTTCAAAAACAGGGCAAGCTCCACGGAATAGGCGAGAATCACTACCCCAAAGGTCGCCGCCGTCTCGGAAAACCGCGGACGATAAGGGTCATGCACGTCATAGAATCCGGTGGAGATGCGGGAAAGCACGTCACCGAAACTCAGCAACATATTTGACTGTCGGCTCCACGATTTCCGCTGCTTGGCAATAGCCACAAGGTCAACATCATTCAAGGAAGCAGCAGCAAGAAGGTCGTCATCAAAAATCGTCCCTTCCCAATTCTCTTCCGCCGCCGGATTGAAGTCGGAGAGTTTCAAGTTATTCGGATAATCCAAAAAGACGTAGATGCCCGCATTTTTCAGGTCGAGAAGAAAATTTTGAACCATCGTGATGAGAGCGTTCACAATGGCAGAGTAGGCGTCAAAAAGAGCCTGCGCCATGTCCGCGATCAACTGCAAGAAAGCCGCTTGCGCTTCCAAAAAAGTAGCCACCGCGTCCAACCCGTCCGCCCCTACGTCCAAAATGGACTGCAAGGCAGGCGGCAGTTCGAGATGCAGCGTTACCCATTGGCCGTTAGCGGACATTCTTCAATTCCTCAAGCGTCGGCACGTTCACCTTCGTCCCCGGCGGCAAAAAATGTTGCGCCAGCATCGCTAAGCCATGCAACTGCACCACCGCTTGTTCAAGAATCACTCTCTCAGCTTCCTTGGCCTTCCCCGCCAAGTCAACGATTCGCTGCCCGAATTGCGTATCGGCCAGCCCCTTCCACTCCGGGAGCGTCCCATCCGGGGTGAAAAGCCCTTTCACGCCGTCCGCAACTTCCTCAAGCAGTCTATCTCCGTCTTTTTCCTTCATACCAACGTCACCGTTTTCGATTGAGTAGCCGTCACCAGACTGGCCACAGACGTTGAAGGCACGATGGGTACGGTCGTCGGAGCCCCAAGATTTCCCGTGTGCGTGTGCGTGTCAAGCCACGTAAAAAGAGCCGTCATCAAGGCCACAAACTCAATCCCAAGCACTGCCGGATTAGCCGCGCCAGCCACACCAAGAAACACTTTCCCCACAATCGTATTCGTCGGCGCAGTCTGCACTACGCTCGCCGCAGTAATGGTGAACGCAGCCGAAGCCGTGAGCGTCATGGCCGCACCAGCCGTCACAGTCACCGCCGCACTCGCCGTAAGAGTCGCCGCGGCTCCTGCCATGAGAGTGAGCGCGGTACCGGACGTGATGAGAAACGCCCCCGCCGTCGCCGTGAGAGCGATGTTCCCGACAATGGCGGTAAGAGCGTAGGCAGTCACTTGCCCGTTCTGAAAGTCGGCGTTGGCAACGGTCACGTTCATGGCACCGGTCACGGCAATCTGGTATGCCCCCATAACACCAAGATTGCATGGACCGCCACTCATAATGCTCAGGGCACCGTAACTCAGGTTGGCAAGACCGCCCACATCCTGCGTCCACCCGCCTTCGTAGGTCTGAATCAAGCTCCCATTGACCGTCTCGGTAATGTCCCCACCGACAGTGAGGATGTACGCCGTGCCGATCTTAGTGGTGACAGAGGCGTTGTAGTAATACTCCGCGGGAGCACCCACCACGGCTTTCAATCCGCCGCTCACCATCTCAACCTTGCTGCCCTTCAACCACCACGTACTGACACCAAAAGCCTTGAAATTATACTGCCCGCCCGGTCCAAACTCCCAATACGCGCCGGTGTCGTGATAGGCTTGAAGGCGCTCTTTTTGGGGAGTCCCATCCACTTCAAACATGGTAGAATTGACCCGAAGGGATTGCACGTATCCATACTCCGGCTGTGAAGAAGTAGTAGGCTCCAAGATGGTGTTGGTGCCTTCCACGTCTTCCACATCCACGGCATCCCCACCCTTGCCGCCGCACATCTCCGTGGTGTTGTCATCCTCCGCCAGCGCATTCCCCGGTGCAGCCTGTGAACCGTCCTTGCCGGACGGAGTGTACCCGCACACAATCGGAAGGTCGGGGTCTCCCTGCTCAAACTCCACCCACACCTGCGAACCAGCGGGGGGAATCTTCACGTCGCTTCCGGGCAGGGAAAGCATGGCCCACGGGGAAGGAATCTCATCGTACACATCAGGGACAAGACACTGTACCCGGCACCCTTTCGTGGGATCGTCCACACGCACTACTCTCCCACGGTACTTGCCGAGAAAGTAGGTGCGACCGTCTTGTGGATTCACCCATCTCATTTTTTGATCTTCTTCCTCTTGGCAACCGCTTCCCGCTCATTACGATAGAGCGTCAACGTCTGTTTGTACGTGGAATCGAAGTTATGAACGATTTTCTTGATGAACCACGTCCCATTATCTTCGGGCGAAAGCCCGGCTACGTCCACCAAACCCGCGACACTCAAGGCGGCGTTGCCCCACGTCACCACCTGCAACTCATAGTTATTCACGGCATTCTGCACAAAAAGAATATCGCGCATGGCACTCGCCTGATCGTTGCTCCGCTGAATCAAACCCACGCGACCGGGAACATTTGGAACCAAGGAGTAGGGCGGCAACAAAACGCTATCAGAATCCTCTCCGCCTTGAAAATTCGGGCCACGCAGCATGGAGAGCAGTTTATACCGGGTCACGTCCGTCGCCTGAAAAGACGGTTTCTTGGTGGGATCGGTGACAATAGGACGCCCTTCTTCCGTGCGCACGCTGCCCGCCGCAATCAGGTCATTCATAATATCGGAAGAGAAACCGCCCGCGGAAAAATCAATCCCGGCAATTTTCGGCTTCCCACCCCGCGCCTGATCCGTCTTCGCCTGTGATCGTGCGGAGATAATGGAGCCAACTTCGGGAAAAGGCGGCGAGAATTTGAGGGTGTTCTTCGGGTCAGTCCGATGATCCACCACAACTTCTTCTTCTTTCTTGAAGTAGAATTTCCCCTCTCGGATTCCCCATACATAATTCAACTTCTCCGCCCACCGCTTCGTGAACTGCACTGCCGTTTCATTCGCCAACATGACTTCGGGAAAAGTCTCATCCGTGGGCGTCACGTCGGTCTGATACCCCAAGGACTGCCACAGATCGGCAACCGCTTCTGCGATGGTGCAGTTGACAAACTTGTAAGAGATGGGTTGAAGCTGATTCACGATTTGATCCGACCGGAGCCGCAGATTCAAGGACGTACTCTCTCCGTACTGCCGGTCAGGATTCACAATGACGAAATCCCCAAAATCTCTGGCAACGTACCCGTCAAACATCGAAATGGCGAGCCTATGACCCTCTGAAAAAAGCACCACTTCCTGCATAGCATAGTCGTAGTTGAAAACGGAAACCGTCGCCATCACGTCTTTCTTCTTCGCCCCATGCTCTTCCTCAATGGACACACCGGACACAATGCCGGAAATATCCATTGATCCGTTACGCCCCGTCTTCTCAGGAAGAGCGAAAACGGAAAGCCGGAGCGCATGGCGCATGAAGTCACCGGTGCGGTGCTTGCTTGAAATGGTAGTAACCATCGACTCCGCCACTACGCACCCCCAAGCCGCTGAAAATCGGCATAGGACGGAATCAAAAGAGGCGTGCCCGGTGCCAAAAAGAACGGAAAACCGAAAATCTTATTTACTTCCGCGATAATCCACCACAACGTCGAATCCTTGGCGAAACGGAAAGCCAGAAGGTCAAGACGGTCCCCGTCCTGCGTGGTGTAGATTTGCGTAATCGTGACATTACCGATTGCCGGGCGCGTATAGAGATAAGGACGCTCCTTGGTGATCCCGTTACGCTCTGAAAGGATAGGAACCACCAGACCACCCTTGTACCGCGATGTGGAATATACCGGCATGGCCTACCTCGGAAACAGAGCGTGTCGTGTTAGTTCGATCTCAGCGGTTGCCCTGCGCGTCACCAGCGTCTTCTTGTCAAAAAAGCCCCGTTTCGTGGTCAACTTCGTAATCCGAACAATCATGGCCGGGCCACCGGGCGAAGATTGATACTGCGCACCGGTCCCAAACTGCGACTCTCCGAACCAAAAGAGCAGAATCCGCGGAGAAAGGCCCATGTACTGATCCGTCGCCTGTTGTGTCTCCGTAAAAGAGTGCAGAAAGGCCAGAGCCATCTCCACCCGGTTGCCAGTGTCCGGCATCCCTTGGGGAGCCGGGGGCCGGGTATCCTTTGCAGGCACCGCACCGGGCTTCGTGTACGACTCGCCAACCTCATTGAAAAAGAGCGTGAAAGCCAGCTTGAAACTCTTTCCCGCACCAAAATTAGCCAAAGCATCATCCGCGCCGGGAATGACGATCTCCGGCCACTCCATCTCTTTTGTCTCAGTGATCTCAGGCGGGTTGTACTGAAACACCAATCGCACATTGGGGTCGTCATACGCCGCCAAAAAACCCTTGGCAGGACCACGATTCAGTGCTCCCAAATTGTTCTTAGGTGTCTGCGTTGTTACAGCCATTGCTTACCCATTTCCGGTGGCACCAGCGGCATTAGCGTTGAACTCATTGACCGTTTCAGCCAACACACGCTGATCCACTTGAAGAGTGGTCTTGATTGTGCCCTCAAGTTTTTTTGGCATCCGCTCTATCATGGTGTTCATCCCACTCGTAACGGCATCGGCCACAGCGTTTCCGGTGCCGCGAACGGGGGGAGTACCCGGACGACCACCCGGAGCGCCAGCAGGCGGAACCTTCTCGCCGGGCAACGCCTCAAGACGAAACGGAGCTTCATAGGGAAGGTCTCTACCGGACAAAAAGGATAACAGCTTACGCACGGCTTCGGCCCGCGCTGCCATTTGCTCCGGCGTCCCACCCGCGGTATTTGCCACATCAAGAAGACTTTTATACTCCGCCAAAGCCCCAAGGCTATTGCGCGTAGCTTCAAGAAGAGCACGCTGCTCATCCACATACCCCTGCTCTTCCATCCAAACTTGACGACGAATCTCCGCCTCATCCGCAAGAGTTTCCAACATGGGATTGCTTGCCGCCAAAGCCGCCGCCTGCTCGTATGCAGCCCGCAACGGCTCCACATCTGCCGTCATGTCGGCAATAAGCGCATTGAGGTCTTGCACTTGCGCCACATCCGCCGTCGCACGATTTTGCACATAGGTAGCAATGTCCGGCATGATGGAAGCGCCGATGCTCTCGAACAACTGATTTGCCAAGGCTTCCGCAGCAGCAGACACCTGCTCCGCCTGTTCGGGAGTGGCCGTTTCGATGCGAGACACCATCTCGCTAACGGCATTCCCCATCCAATCCTGCAAGACACCCGCGCTCTCCGCCTGCGCTACCAACGCCTCCAAACCGCCAGTCATGCCAGCCGCGCCAGCCACACCGCCAGCCCCGGAGACGGCCATACGATTCGCCTCTAAAGCCGGGATGATCTCAGTGACCCTGATCCGCTCGGCTTCCATTTTCCCGGCCAATTCAGCCTTCTTCTCCGATGGAAGCCCTAAAATCTCCTGTTGGTAGGCTTTGAAGGATGCCACCCGCTCCGCAAGCTCGTTCTCGATTCTTTTGGTAGTAGCCGTCTCCCCGGCCCGCTGCCGCTCCGCGGCGTCTTCCTGAATTTTCTGCAACTGCTCCGCTTTACGCTGCTCCGCACTCACGGCACCATCGCGTGCTATCTGTTCTTCTTGTGCCCGCGTTTTCTCCTTCAACCCAATCCAAACCAAGAAGCGGTCCCACGCATCGGCAAGCCACCCGATCATCTTGCGCCAAGCAAGCTGCACCTTTTCAGGAAGGAAGCTGACAATGAAATCCCCCGCGGCACGCCAAATACGCTTCCAAAAAGTCAAGAAGCCCAAGAGAGAGCTTTTCATGGCACTCAGGATGAGGGAGAAACCTTCTTTGACCGTGCTCATATCCCAAGTGAAAATGCCCTTCAAAACAGCCCAAACACCGCGGAAAAAGGTCACGAAACTCGAAACGGCGCTTCCGAGATAGGCAAAAACGGCAACAATGGTCCGCACGGCCAAAACCACCGCACTCACCGTAAGCTGAATGAAAGGCTTGAAGTAGGCAACGTACACCTGCATCGCGTAAGTAGCAAAAATCCCGATGGCTTTACCGGCGTCACGGAAGGAAGCAGTCACACCGCCGGACCCACCCATTGAAACCACCACATCTGCAAACGCCTCTTTGATGCTCGCCCAAGCATCCACGAAAATCTGCTTCACACCGGAAAATACCTCACTCATCTCCTTGGCCCGCGTCTTCCAACCATCTACGAAACCCTCAAAAAATTTCAGCTTGTAGAGACCGTAGATCGCCGCACCAAGAGCCGCCACACCAAGGATGACCAACGTAATCGGCCATGCAACAGCGGAGAGTGCTGCACCAAATCCCGTGGCTCCCGCAGTACCAGCAGCCAACGCCGGAGCCAACGCACTCAAGGAAATGGTAGCAATCTTCACGGCACCGCCAAGAGCGATAATGGCACCTGTAATCAGGAAAAATGCCGCCGCGGAAAGCGTAACGTACCCAAGCAACTTCTTCTGCGCCGCCGACCAACTCCCAAGCCAATCAGCAATCGAACGAAAAACGCTCACCACCTTCTTCGCCAGCGGCACCAATTCTTCCCCAACGCTGGTGATGAACGTGTCCAACGTCGAAGTCATAATTTCCCACTGACCGGAAAGACTGGTGGCCCACTGATCCATGCGCTGTTCCGCCGCCGCACCTTCACGCATACCCTGAGCCGCCGTATTCAATCGGTTGTCCAAGCGAGTAAGACCCTTTTCCCCCTTGTCCCACGATTCCTGCAAACTGGACATGAGAGCGCCAAGGGCAATGTCGGTACGGATGTTCTTTCCAAACATCTCACCCATCACCTTACTCAAAGACACCGCCTGCCCACCCATCTTCTGCCCGGTCTGCTCCATCTGAGCGGCGATATTCAAGCCTTCCAGTGCGGCCTTCACCTTGTCCACACCAGCAAGGCTATTCCACATCTTCGCCGCCGGATGATTCACGGCTTCCAAACCCTTGATAATCTTTTCAGGCTGACTTTGAATCGTCTTGAAAATACGAAGCAAGGCACTACCACCCATTTCCGGCGGAATGCGCAGGTCTCCCAACGCAGCGGCAAAAGCAAGGGTCTGATCCGTGGTCAACCCAAGCTGATTCGCTGCCACAGCGGAGCGTTTGGTGAGATCGGCCAACTCATCTACCGTGACAGGACCGGACGTGGCGAGAGCCACCATTGCCGAGTTGATCCGGCGCATGGCTTCGCCCATGCTCCATGCCGCAGGAAGGGTGGCCTTCGTGGTAAGATAGACCGTCGAAATGTGTTGCGCAGCCGTCGCAGCGTCAATACCCGCGGCGGTTGACAGAACAATGGCTTGCTCCGTCGCCGCGGCCAACTCCTGAGTGGGAATACCCATCTTGGAGAGCACCACCGCAGCATTCGCCATATCCTGCACAGTGCCGGGGAGCCGGATAGAAAGCACCTTCATCTCTTCGCCAAGAGACTTCAACTGCGAAGCATCAATGTTCCGAATGTTCATCCGCACGATGTTCATGGTGGCTTCAAACTGCGTTGCCTTCTTCAAAGCCACACCGAGGCCCGCTCCAAGGGCGGCACCGACACCCATCATGCCGACACCTACACCGACCATTGCTTTGCCGATGAGGGATTGCCGCATTTGAAGCCGCTGCTGTTCTTCCACCTGCTCACGAAGCTCCGCGCTTCGCTCCGCGGCCAGCATCCCAAAAGCCTGCCCCCACTTCCGGGCTTCTTTATCCCCACCAAAGGCTTCAATACGCGCCCGCGCTTGAAGATGCCGGAGAGCGTTCACTTCATCTTGGAGTTTGGAGACGGCGGCAGTGGCAAGGGTGATGGATCGCACTCCGCGCATCTGTGCCACGAAGCCGAGTCCAAAATTTCCAAGACTCATCAAACTCATCGCCTAGACCCTCTCACCCCTTCAACGCCTTCCGCTCACGCTCCCATTGTTCTTGCAGGAGTTCGTGCATACGGATCAGGACTTCATAAGGCAACTCAAGCATGTCTTGGTAGTGCCAATGAAGCCCGTAGGCCAGATTGAAAAGCACCCGGTCTAGGTACGACGCTTCTTCGGCTCCACCAAGCCCGTCTTCGGAAACAAAAAATCCAGAGGGTTGACCCTCACTTTCGTAAAGCGCCCGCACGAATAACAGGACGCCAACGGAGTGAAGTTGTACCCGTACTCGTAGTCGCGGATCGCGTCTTGGAGACGTTCGATGAAATCCACATCCATCTCCGCAAGCTGCTCCGCGGAAATCGGGCCTTCCCCGTTCCAATCAAGACAGAGACGGGAAAGAATATGCAACTCCATGTCGAAGACGTTGGTTTTGTCGTTGGTGGTCCCCGCCATGTACTCCTGTTCCTTGCCGTCCCCATAGAAGAAGTCGGCATGGAAACCGTACTCAGGCACATGGACCGTGAAGTAGCAACGCCCTTTGGAATCCAGATGCAACCGCACATCGTCGGGCATGACACGGAAAGATTCTTCGATCTCCGCGGCTTCCACGCTAACGGAGTTTTTCGAGGAACAATGCACGCACGTCATAATCTCTTCAAAGGGCCGATCCCCCACCGTCGCTTTACGAAGCTCATAGGTGATCTGATCCCGATCCATCGAAAGCATCATGTCACGAAGATGCCGTTGATGCAGGGGAAATTTCGCTCCGACAAAGCTCCGCACCTTGGTCGTGAGCAGGTCGGTAATCATCTTCCCGCCGTTGTTCCTGTTCTTCGACTCTCCGAACGCCTTGCGGTCTCCGGCCATGATCGAAGTGGCAAGAATATCCCGGTAAATTTTCCCGTCCACCAGCACGCCGCACGCAAGATGAATCGGAACATCCTTGATGGCGGCGCGAATGGACTTGACCACCGGCGTACCAGCGGCAATCACCGGAGCGGGCGGGAGTTCCACCGGCGTCTCCGGCACAACAACGTCCTGTGTATCTTTCGGGGGAGTTTTGTCGTCGGACATGGGAGCATCCTTTCTTGGCTTTGTCACAAGGCCCATGCAATCGCTTGCACGGGCCGTGCGTGTTCGCCTAAAGAATATGGGTTATCAGAGAGCTATCACCCGCCAAACTGCGTGCAGGTGAGACCTTCGTGGACCAACTCCAACGTCTCAATCGCCACGTCGGACGAAGTGGCGTCGAAATCACCAACCGTGAGCTTTGCGGGCCACGCAGCCGTCGCCTGCCACTCACGCACGACTTCCTGATTGCGATTGAGCAGTTGAATAGTGACCTCCGAACGGAAATCGGCGTCCGCAGCAAGACCGGACTCTTCGGTGAGTTTCACGATCTCCTGCATCCACTCGACAGCCGCACCGTTGTCGGTGATGCCACGCTCCAACACGATGTTGGAATACTTCGCCAAGCCGGGGAGCTTGCGGACAGTGGCAACGTCCGTGCCTTCGCGGTACTCCGTCACTTCGACTTCCACATCCAGCCCGGAAACCTTCTTGAAGCCCATCTCCACGGTGAAGCCCTTGGCTTGGGCCAACACGTAGAAATTGTACCCCCGGAAGGGATCAATGCGCGTTCCGGTTGCCATTGCGTCTTACCCCCTTCTCTTATAGCTCGTTGACCGCGACCACGCCGCCGTCCCACAGCATCAACTCGAACTGGATCAACTCACCCGGCAGGACGGGATTGATTCCGACCACCGAGCGGACCTTGGCGCTCAGGCGCAACTCTTCGGTGTTGGTCGTGGCATCGCACTTGAAGAAAAACGCCTTCGTCTTGTCGTTTCGCGGGAAAAACCACCCGTCCTTCCACCGCTGCTCCATCCACTTGTTGCCTTCGGTCTGGATGTACTTCCACAGCAGGTCATCGGAAGCCTCGAACGCGATGGCCTTTCCGAACTCCTTGAGACCGCGCTTCACGCCGTTGAGGATGGATCGGACGTTGAGGTACTGTTTCCGGTCGGCGTTGGGCCACAGAGTCCGGGCACCCATGCACCGGATTCCGCGACCCTCTTCCATGAGGATCAAGTTCACACCAGCGGCGTTGAGAACGCCGTGCTCGGTCGGAGTGAAGGACGCCACCAAGCTCGCAAACTTCACAAGCTCGTTGGCCGGGGGCTTCTGGATTCCGCGCCGCTTCGACACTTCCGAGATCATGCCCAAGATACGACCTTCCGGGGGCACATTCACATAGGCACCCGGAATGTCGGGATTCGGCTCACGACCCCACGGAGCGTAGAGCGCGGTGTAGGACGACACCAGATTGAGCGTCACGTTGCGGAAGGCCAAAAGCTCTTCCTGCGTGTCGGACGTTTCCGGTGCAGCGATGACGTTGATGGTGTCGCCACGACTCTGAGCGTAAGTGTCCGCAGCCCGCTGCACCGTCACGGACCCACCGGGAACGGCGAATTGAGGAAGCGTCGGCACGCTGTCAAAGAGCGCCATGCCGTGCTTGTACGCCTTGTTGGTGTTCGTACCGAGTTTGTCCGTGTCGTCCGGTGTGGTGCCGTCCGCGCCCTGCGTCATGGCTTCGTAATTGAACGCCATCGGATACGTGTACGCCTTGTAGTCTCCGCCCGCACCGGTATCGCCAGCCACGCCCCGCAGGTATTCGCTCTGCGCAAAGCGGGCAACGTAGTGGTCAATGTTGTCTTCGGATTCACAGGAGAGACCTTCGTACCGCGTGGTGGTGCCATCCACTTGATGCAGAAGATCGAAGTTGACGGACACAACCAAGGTGTTGACCGGCAAAGTCGCCGTGCCATCCGCCTTGGTAATGGTCACATTCAGAATGTTCCCGTTTTTGGAAACCACCCGGCCTTCCACGACACGAGTGGACGTGACCAACAGGAGCAGAGCGCCCACGTTGATCGTCGCGGCGGAAAGCACTTGAATCTGTGTCCCCGACGTGTACGCGACGGAGAGCGCCGTCTTGGTCCTGTGCGTGTTGGTGGACTTGAGGTACGCACCGGTGTCCCACGTCAGGTTGTAATTGCCATAGCTTCCAACACCAGTGTCAGTGTAGTTGATGGAATCGCTGCCGTCCAAGGTGAACGTATCAGCGCCCGTTCGGGCGATGACCCAATTTGCGTTGAGAGTCGGAAGGCCAGTGACGCGGGTGTTGCCGCTGATCTTGACGTACTGGCCGGTCTTGAGACCATGCCCAGCCTTCGTCACGATAATCGGGGCACCGGGAGCGCCCACCGTCATGCTGGTGATCGCCACCGTCGCCGGGAGCGCCGTGCGGAAAGTGACCTGATTGGTCCCCGTGTTGATGGCGGTGACGATGTTGGGCAGAATGTTCAAATACTGCTCCAAGTACACCACGTCACCAACTTCCATCCCGGCGATGCTGGCGGGCGTGCAGGTGCTTGCACCCGCCGTGGTTTCAGCATTCAGGGAAAGCGCGTACTTCTGGCAGGTGAGAAGCGTGCTGTTCGCCCAAGCGCCAGTCGAAGACGCTTGGATGATGGACGATTCCGCGTACCCTTCCACCGTTCCGGCGATGAAGACGCCGTAAGCGGTCGAATCGCAACCGTCCAAGAAGAATATGGTGGGATCGGTGGCGTGCGGAGTGACGACATAGACGTTGCCGCTCACCTGCGTCATGCCCGTCACGTCCACCATGCGAACCTTCTGACCGCGGACGAAACCATGCGCCACCGAAGTCGTCACACGGGCGGGGTTGGCGTTCGTGATGGCGGAAATGGTCCTGATGATGTTCAACTGTTGATTCATCACGCGGGGGACGTACACACCAGTCACCCCGTCGTGATGCGTGGCGCGAACAAAGAAGAGACCCACGCCAAGCTGATCGAAGTACCCGTTCGCCATGAGGTAGCCCAAGAAGGTGCCGCCGTAGTAGCCGTACCGCTTTTTGAACTGCTCCATGCCGGAAAGCAGCGTCACCACGTTGTCCGGGCCACGTTGCGCGGTGCTCACGATGCCGGAGAACTGCGCGCCCGAAGTTTGAATGGTGGGCAGAGAATCTTTTTCAAGAATCTCAACGCCCGGTGCAAACTGTTCCATCGGTCAGTCCCCCTACTCTTTCGGCTCTTCCGTCTCTTCCTTCTTCGACGGAGTTTTGACTTTCATGGACGTTTTCCGCTCCAAGTCAACCTTCGGAGCTTCCTCACGCGGCGATGCGACCACAGGAGCCGGAAACGGCTGCATTGGCTCGCGGACGGTCGTAAGACGCATCAGACCGCGACGAACGTACCCGGCAATTTCCTGACACTCCGCCTCTTCGTCGGTGATCGCCACCGCTTCGTCCGTCTGCATGTTGATGGTACGAATCAGACGGCCATCCGGCCCAAAGACGTTGACCGTGCGTGGCCCTTTTCCCCTGCCGTCGTTGATGAGTTTCAGAGCCATTATGCCATTTCCTCGACAAGAATTTCGTGCTCACGCGCTAGCGGGCCAGTTTGCACCCCGCTCTCCGCCCACTCTCTCGCGCAGATTATACAGGAGAAGAGTTTGATTGACAAGCCTTCTTTTTCCAAACTTTCGTCCTCGAAAGCCGGAGTGAAATCCACGATCTCAAGGTACGATCCCAAATAAACCGTAGGCAGGTATTGAGTTTCCGACCGCTCCTTGAAAAGCATGTGCGCAGCGTTGCAAAGTCGCGTGGCCAGCCCTTCCGCATTGGAAGAGGCCACAGCACGCACCATGATACGGTAATCCACCGGTGTAGCCATGCGTTCACGCCAGTAATAAGACGTAGCGTAATTGATGGTGTCCACCTGTCCCGACACCTTGGCCTTGTCCGCCTCTTCACCCGGCGCAACGTGCAGGATCAGAGCAGGCGAATGCACGGCCAACTCCTGAAAAAAGTCGGCATCCCGGCGTTGCAAAATAATCCTGTCATCCGGCAACCCCGCGTCCCACTCCACTTCAATGACGCTCCCAAGCGCCTGCACCGCTGAAAGGCTAACAACTGTTCCCGAAAAGGCACCGGTCGCAAGATCGGTCTGCCGGGTAGGATCAGCGGTCAGGTTGTAAGCGTGCTTCACGCTCTTCACGGAGAGCGTTTTACCGGTGTCAACCGTATTCGCCGCGGCAAGGAGCGTAAAGGATTCCCGAAAACGCACGGCAAACTCCGTGCGCATCCATCGGATCAAAGTCCGCTGCACATCTTCAAAAGCCATGTTGGGAAGGGTGGCATACCCCAACTGTACGCCCTTGAAAATGGGGCCAATCTTGGTATCCGTACCCTTGCGCAAGCGCACTCGCATGAGCAGACGACGCACTACGAAGGGAATGGCCCCAAGGTGGGCGTTCAAGTCATAAAACGAAGTCCACTCCCCGGCCCCCGCGATAGTCCACGCCCCAGCCTTCCACACAAGCCACGTCGCCCCAGCGTCCACAGAAATGCGGCAGTCAACGGCCCCCTTGTCTTGCGGGATCGCCTTGTAGAGCTTTTCAGTATCCGTGGTGGGGTCATCGCAGAGATTGAGCACAAGGGGCATGATCCCCCAAAAACCATCGAACATCTCCGCCGACCAGGGGGGAAGCTGCACCACCGTCTCATCAAAAAGAGGGTACGTGCCCGTGGTACTCCCGTAATCAATACGAAGCCCAACACCCATCCCCTTGATTGCCCAAGCCGTCACGTCATCACGAACGGCTCCGATGGCGGTTGAACTGAGAATGGCGTAGGGCATCACACCCTGATCCCATGCCGTCGTGCGGCGCTCAGAGTATTCTTCCTGGCAACCCGTCTTAGGGTACCATGCTCACGGCGAAGCTGTTTTGCTTCCGGCTCAAACACCGGCCTCCCCGGTTG